CCAAAATTCATAAAGTCTGCAATGTTTTTGCCAAGACCCTGCCAATCATGTTGCGTAAACGCCTTACGGATTGCTTTGGCCCACTTGTTGATCTTGTCCAGCGTATCGTTGCCGCCAAGATCGAAGTTTCCGAGCGAACCAAGTCCGATGTCTGCAAAACTGCCTAAACCACCGAGACCGCCAGCTCCACCGCCACCACCGGATCCGCCGGAAGATGCTGCCGCTGTGTCTTTGGCAAGCTGATTCAACTCGTCAAATGGAAGGACCTGCAACTGCTTCTTGAGGTCCTTTGCTGCTTTACCTGCCTTACCAAGTCCGTCTGATGCACCACCGGCACCATCGGAAAGATCCCCGGCTGCACCCGAAGCATCGTCGAGGTATCCTGCCATGTCATCGGCTGTGCCTCTTGCTGCCTGTAAAGGTTTTCCGAACAGTGTCCACATAAACGTGCGGAACGCTGTTGCCGCCTGGATCAGTCTCTTGATAAGAAGATTCAACCAACTAATGACCGGGGCGATTGCCGAAACAAGGCCCTGTCCGATTGTGGCTGAAAGCATTTGGAAGTTGAGCGTCAGAAGCCTTAACTGGTTTGCAAGGCTCATGCTTGTTTTTTGGAAGTCGCCAGCCGCATACTGTGTGGCATTTAAGATATACTGATACCTCAGAGCCATCTGCGAAGCCTGGTCCATCGACTTCCAAGCGGTTGTGATGCCCTGGGAAAGCGCGAACGCTTCCATATTGGCCACGCTCATATTGATGCCGAGCGATCTTAACGGTCTGGTCATCCCGGCCAAACCGCTTTGCATCTTTGTCATCGCTTCATCTACGGTGATGTCATAGAAGGAAGCAATATCACCGGCGCGTTCAATGAGGTCAACCGACATTTGTGCCGCGGAATCCCTCATGCCCTCTGTAATGTCAAACCCGGAAGAATTGAACATCGCCATCAGGCGACCGGCATAGCGCTCTGCTGCGATCTGTGATACGCCGAACGCATCAATAGTGGATTCAGCCCACTTATAAACGTAGCCGGAAATGTCCTCATAGCCTTTTTTCAGGCTACCAAAGGACGTATCAATGACGTTCTCCAACTCAACGATTGAAGAACCTGCTTCGAGCGCTTCTTTTCCCCATTCAAACAATCCGCGGATCCCGTAAAACGGAATGACCGCGCGGAGAAGATTTGTGAATGAAAGTGCCGTTCTGTCAATCGAATTTGCGTGTGTAGGCAGAAGATTCAGTTTCCCGAGGAATCTGCCTAATGCACTCGCACCCTGACTTCCAAGTTTGAGTGAAATGCTCAGAAGCCCACGGAAAGCAGTTGTCGTAGTGCCAATGGCGGTAGATACTGCCATGTTCGCAAACGACTTACCACCTGTGCCGCCACCATTGAGGACGTTGTTCATCGTCTTACCGGCAGCACTTCCCGCCGCAGCAAGATTGCCAAGCCCCTGTATCGTGGCTGCGATATTCGCGTTTATTTCAGGCGCTCCGGATAGTGCGTCAAGGAACTCCATAACTGCATCAGACAGATTCTTCAATCCATCAGCAGTTTTATTTGTCTTTTCACCTGCCGAAGCAAGTTTTGACAGCGATGCAATGAACGTCGTAATCGTTCCATCAATAGCACCGAGCGCGCCGAACGTCGTAACCGCTGCCTTCAGTTCGGGAATGAGCTTTTTAAGCCCGTCAGCGGAGATCCCCGTCTTTTCTCCGGCATTTGCCAGCCGTGAAATGGCAGAGACAAAACTATTAAGGCCCTTGTCGATATTGCCAACCGCAGCCATGTCCTTAATAGCCGCAGCAATACCATTCAGCGCAGAGACATCAAACTTCGATGTGTCTGTACTGACAAGTCTCCGTAATGTGTTCGTGAATTGTGTCAGACCCGTATCTTTCAGATTTACCTGGTTCATCTGAGATATGGAATCAGACATTTTCGCAAAGTTTTCAGCAAACCCAGGCAGCTTATCGAAGTCTACCTCTGCAATGGTCTGCTCAATGTTGCGCCGAAGCTGTCTAACATCAAGGTCAAACTTGATCGGCTGTGCTTTGTAGGTTTTGTTCTCGGTTGCCTGAGTGATCGCACTCTGTATCTTCGATTCAAACCTTGCCTGGTCAATATCAAGATCAAGAGGAATGGCGTTTTTCGACTGCGCCATGCGCTTGCTGATGCCTTCCTCAAGCTGTTCGCCTACATTGCCAAGAGATGCGGCCAACGAAGCGTTGACCTTGTTCATGGTATCTTCGTCCTGCACGAAGCTCTGCATCCGTTCTCTGCAATCCATGACCGCAAGGCCAAGTGCGTAGAACTGATCTTCGGGATTCGTAAAGAGGTCGAAGTCTTTTATGATTCCACGGGCAACGTCCTGGAAACTGGACTCCTGCCACCAAGAATCAATGCCGTAAGCGCCTTTCTTCAACTGACGCTCAAGGCCCATGCTTGTCCAAAACTGTTTCGCATCGCCGCTGATATTATCCGGACTCACGTGCATATTGTTGACGTAATCAAGAAACGCCTTCATATCACGTGTGGTGTTCAGGATTTCAGCCGATGACTTGCGTGAACTTGCCGCAATGTGATTTGCAAGCTCGTCCATCGCCGCACCGCTGTCACCGCCGGACTGAACAGTTTTGATGTACTCCTTAATCATTTCCTGCATTTCGGAAACGGAAGAAGTGTCCATCTTGTACTCGCGGCCAAGGCTCTTAGCGATTTGGTCACTGTCCTTTAAGATGGATTTTGCGGCCTGTTCGGTCGCGTATTTGAGCCTGTCGGCCCGGTCAGCACCATTTACCTGAAGGTCGATGCTGATTGTCTTATTTTTGAGGTTGCTGAGATCAAGTTTTGAAAGTCTTTCAAGGCCGCTAATCGCTCTGTCAAGATTCGTATTAGCGATACGTGAAAGTCCTACGCTAAAAGAACTCAGAAAACCCGTGGCTCCCGCCAGCTTTCTTGTTGAACTAGCTGCGGTATCAAGAGCGCCAGCTAATGCCCCAAGCTGTTCGATGGCTCTCGACGCATCGGAGCCTATAAGCAATTGCAGTTCATCAATGCGCTCGGCCATACTTTTACCTCATAAACAAAAAGGCAAGGTTATTCGCCTTGCCCCTTCGTTGGTGTGAAATGTTCATTGAATACAACGGCCCACGCGCTAAATTTGAGAAAATCTGCTTCAGGATCCGGCTCTTCCTCTTTCTTAACCTTCCTGAGTAACGGTTCTTCAAGGTATCTAGCCTTTGACTTTTTACCTGCAAGGACACCGCTGACTGCCGTTTGAACCGCACTAACCATGTAGTTACCCATCATCCACAAGTGGTAGTCCATGCGTTCTTCCATCATTTCGTCCATCTTGCGGTATGGCTTCAGTTCTTCCGGTGTTGAGTCCCAAAAATAGGACTCAGAAACGCCTAACATCAGGAAGTAAGGAAGGGTGTTGTTCAGGACTTGTTCTCGGTAGGAGTCATATTCTGCACCGCCGCTCTCGCTGACTCCTGACTCATCTCGGTCTTGACCTGATCCGCTGTCTCCATCGCGTTCTCTACTTCCTCTGCCGTGTTCGCCATCGCGGATAAAAAACCGTTCTTTTCCAACTCCTCTTTCATATCAACAAAAAGGGTTGCGGCTGACTGCGAGTGATCTTTGGTTGCTTCGTCCTCATAGTCATCGAAGAGATCAAAAACCTTGTCGATGATCTTTTCTTTCTCTTCTTCGGACTTGTACCCAAACTCGTCTGAGTGGTACTTCTGCAAACCGGCGATCAGCATTTCGGCTGTAACGGTAACGATGTGGTTGAGCATCGCCCTGGGGGAGTTGTCGTCCTCAAACTTGAGGGCTGCTGTGAACTTGTCCAGGACATCTCCACGGCATACGGCCTTATAAGTGAAGCGTACTTTGTATTCTTTGCCTTTGACTTTAAAAAGATACATAATTCCCTCCGCTGATTATGTATTATCGGTTATTCTCGATCAGGTGGAACTGCCGCCCGCTGCGATCGTGACTTTCGTAGAAGGATAAACTACGATCGTCATCTCAACGGCCTCATTGACGCCGCCCTCATTTACAAACACGTCATACTGGCCTTCCCAGGTTGCCTTGCCGCCGGTTGCGCCGAAGTCAAGCTCGAAGTAGCCGTCCGTCAGAGCGTTCGCCTTGAGCGTAGTGTAAGTGGATACCAGGAAGTTTGCTGTAAAATTCATCGGCTCGATAGATTCTACGCCCGGCACGAATGTCTGGGCCTGATCTGTGAGGTCCGTGGTTTCGATCTGCTCACGCTCGCCGCCGAGCTGGGGATAGGTCTTGATCTTGCAAAGCTCTGTCATGGAACCCTGCGCAGTACCAAATTTGAGAATTGTACCGATGGTTGAAATAGCTTTCGCTGCCATGTTTTATACCTCTCAGTTGTTTTAGGTCAGCGACAGTCACGGATTGACTGCCGGTGTGGTTGGTGTATCTGATAAGTCGTAAATCTCGCCCGTATAGGTAAGCTCGTACCGACTTATGTAACGATGGATTTCATTGTTCTTGAAGCGCTGATTAAAGCCGCTGCTGTCAAATCCCATGTTGAACATGACCGCTTTACAAGCATCTTCAAGCTGCATCGCCGTTGACTCTTTTTTGGCAAAGCACTCGATCTGCACGTTGACCATTAGGCCGCACTCGTTATTGGAAAGATCCCTCGCCTGTAACCACGTGTAATTGGTCATGGGCTTGAACGCGACCCACGGCATCCTTGCGCCCACGTCGGAAGAACCGAACATAACCTGCGCTGCCGTAACTGCCCCCGCAGAAACAAGTCTTTCCTTGAACCTTTTATAGATTTCCGGAATCGGATTAGGTACAATGTCTGCCATATCTTAAATTCCTTTGATTGAGAAAATGGATTTGGCCTTGCCTTTGGCTTCTTGCCGCATCTTTTGACCAGCTTTCCACATCGGCATAAGTGCCTGAGTACCATGCGATATTTTTACTTCTCCGTCCTTTGTGTACTGCCAGGAATCGTTTTTACCCTGTCCCATACCGTAAGAACCGATTGTGTAGCCAAATTGTTCTCCAAGTGGATGCGGTGAAGTTCCCGCAGGACCATTGAAATGAGCGCCAGCGCCAAACTCAACGAAAACAGCATTAGGGCCGCTCAGTTTGATTGTCGCCTTTGCTTCTCCGTACTTCGATCCCGAAAGCACATGAGGATTGTTGTATTTAGGCAGCGTTTCTTCTTCTCCCGCGTGATACGGGCTTTCTCCGGTAAGAGTTTCCTCAATAGATTGAGTGCCAACCTTCGTAAGTTCCTTAACGAACAGATGGTTCTTGTTGGCATAAGCCTGTTGAAGTTTCCTAACTCTGTCTGCTGCCCTGGAAATCGAATCAGGATTCAGAGCATCAATCTTGATTTTCGTCATCCTCGTTCCCCTCGGTCGGCTCCGGATCCGGTTCAACCGGCGGCACGTTGGATACGTAGTCATCGTATTCCGGAACCGCATCGCCGTTCTTATGGATCAGATACCGCGCAACATTGCCTTTCTTCGTATCAACCTGACGCTTCAATGTGTAGTCAGGCATGACAGTGGGGATCCCATCTTCGTCGCAAATAAGATAGCCGTTGTAATCCAGCTCCGGAACTACGTCAACCCACACCTGCATACCTTCAATCGGCTTGAAGTCACGGTCGAACGATGTTATGTACCGGTCGTAATCCGGGACAATACCATTGGCATAAGTCTCCGGAGTGCTGCCGGACGAAGAAACGGTAAATTTGTGCTTTTCGGGTTTGGAATAAACCGATACCTCGTCAATGCCGTCTGTCCTGAATGTCTTTACAGAGAAGTAAAGCACTTGCGTCTGTCTGCGAAGATTCCTCATGTTGTTCCCTCACTTAAAATTGTGTCCTTGCCCTATGCCACCCATTAACGGACACTCCCTACATCACAGTCGGAGGGGTCCTGTGACACGCTCCTACTCACAAAGTTGCAAATGGAACTACACGGTGCTGAGTAAACACGTTCCCTTTGTTTTGCCACATACGGTACAGTCCAGATTCAATGTGCATTGACTGGAACTCGGCACCGTTCTGAACGTACTCATACATCGCAAGATCACAAATGCAACTCTTGTGTCTAGCTTTGTCTGCTTCGATCTGTTCCGCAGTCCAGTGATTCGGATAATTGCGGTACTCCTCGAACGCATCAATGGCTCTATCAGCAAGGACACCAATCAGCACCGTATCTTCACTGTCAATATCAATGAAGTAACTCGAAAGACTTGTGACAATTTGCTCTTTCAGCGTTGTTGTGGCCATAGTTGATGTCCTTCCTCAATTACTGATCTTTACGTTTGCGGCCCCTGCCGGTTTCAGGCTTTTCTGCCCTTTCAACCTTCTCAGCGGTCGCGGTTTCGGCACTCTTAGCAGCCTTGAAGGATTCCTCTGCCTTTTTGAAGTCGGGATCCTCTACGACTTGTGAGCTTTCATAGTGCCTTCTAAGTAACATTCCCATTGAATATACCTCGATTTGATCTTGTGATGGTTGTGTGTACCTCATGTCCCAGGGCGATTGTGGGGTCACAGTAAATCTTGTAACCGCACCTTCTCGCTCGCCAGCAGAAACTAAGGTCCTCTCCGACGCCATGAGTAGGCGAAAACAGAAGCCCAGTTTCATTCTGCTGGATCATTACATTCCACAAGACTTCTTTCCTCATAAGGACGCAGCCGAAGCCGCAACCGCCGATCTCGACGATCTCATTGGGGATCTCGTCAAACGGAACGCAATTCACTCCCATGTCAGAGATTTGCACTTCTTTAAACAATGTGGCTGTCCACGGCGGCCTACGCCGGAAGTACATACCGGCAAGCATCGACATGTTATTGTCAATGAGCGTTTTCAGCATCATGTTCAGCGTGTCAGGCATGAAAGACATATCGGAGTCAAGCCAAAAGACGTAATCTGCATTTGCGTTGATCGCTCTCTCAACAAGTTTGTTACGGCTGTCGTAAACCAAACTGCCAATATGAAATCCAACTTCGATGTCGTATTTCCGGGGAAAATTGACAAGGTTAATAAGGTGCTGTGCAAACTTAGCTGAAATGGTGTCCATACAAGGGACTGCGATAAAAACCTTCATTCGATCTCCTTACGATCAGGTCGAAGCGGAAGCGCCGGGCATCTTAATCAGCTTAGAAGCGTCCTGAAGCAGCATTGCCAGGTGCTTGTCAGCGGTGATCGTTGTGGTCTTGTTGATGATGTCTCTGTCAGTCTCAACAAGGATGTCTCTCTTGTTGTAGATGCCAAGAGCGCCGGGCTTGACGATGTAGCTGCAATTCGGTGTGACAAGTTTGTTGGAAACAACAACCTGGCAGCCGTGGATCATGCCGACTGCGCCACGGACGATCATAGCCGCGCCCATCTCAGTGCCGGGGATCCACACAGTAGTCTTACGAAGTGCCTGATAGCCAAGAGGGGTTGTAAGCAGGACCTTATCTCCGTCGATGTCCTCACCGAACAGTGTAAGTGCTTCTGCAATGCCGTCAGCTGACAGCGCAGCGGCATCGGTGGTCATTCCGACTGCGGCCTGGCTGGACATGATAGCGAGGATCGCGTTGTCGATACCCTGCGCGATTGCGGTTGCGATCTGATCTGTTGCTTCTCCGATGGGATCTCCGTATGCGCTCAGAACTG